AGATTGCGCATCAATCCGGGGTCTACCATCACAACGTCCGCGCTATCGTCACCCAGCGTCTCCCGGCTGGTGACCGCCACCTCCTGCGGGCCCTCGTACTCGCCGAACTGCTCGGCTGCCGACCGGACCCCGGCCACGATCGCGTCCCACGCGTCGGTGCTGAACTCCTGCTTGCCCAGCCAGATCATCGTCATGTGCGGCTGCGGCTCACTGGACGCCTCCCAGATCGGGTCGTCCTTCGCCGGGATCGCGACGATCACCTTCCCGGTCGCCTCCGGGTCGGCCGCCGCCGTCAGCCCGAACTCGCCGACCGCCTCCCGCGTGACCACGCACCGGCAGTTGATCCACACCTCCGGCGGGCCCACCGGCTCACCGGGAAAGGCCAACTCGTACCCGCCGACGGTGAACCGCGCGTTGTACGGCACCACCTGACCGTCGGCCTCGACGTGCATCGGGCGGACCCGATCGTCCCGGCGGGACAGCCACATCTTGCTGCGCTGCTCGTCGCCGGAGGCCATCCGGGCCGCGTTCACGACGGCGGTGCCCAGCCAGTCGGCGATCCGCCGGGCGCTGGCGGTGGCCTTCGCCGCGTCCAAGCCGGGCCTGATCCGCTCCCACGCCCACCGGAACGCCGCCGCCGGGGTGTTGAACAGGTCGAACTCGCCGACGCCCTTGTACTCCTCGATGAACACGCCCTCGATCGCGGAGCGGACCTCGTCGGCGAACTCCTCACCCTCCAGCCCATCCGTGAGGGCTTGGTCGATCGGGCCGAACAGTCGGTCGGACACCTCCTGCATCCGGGCCACCCGGTCGAGGCGGAACTGCTCCCGGTCGGTCATGGCTCCACCACCCCCGCCGCGATCAGCGCGGCCTCCAAGTAGGCGCGGTCGTGCTTGCGGCGATCCTCCAGCAGGAAGCGGACGTAGCCGTCGAGCGCGGCGCAGATGCGGACCGTGTCCACCATGCTCCCCGTGGCCTCCAGCACCTCCCCGGCGAATCCCCACGCGCCCTCCAGCGCGTTCTCGGGCACCGCCTCGACGTGCAGGTACCGCCACTGGGCGGGCGTGTCGGACAGTTGGGCCTTCATCGCCCCGTTGCACAGCCGGTTGCCGACCCGCTCCAGCGCCCGGAACACGAGCACGTCGGCCGCCGCGATCAGGCCCTCACGCGGCCTGCGGTCGGCCTCGGACCGCTCCCGGTCGGGCACCCGGTTCTCCGGGTGGCCCTCCAGCGTGCGCCGGTTCTCCATGCGCGGCGGAATCTCGGCGTTCTCCCCGGCCACCACCGGGCTGCCGAGGTCGGCGCCGAGCAGGCGCAGCGCGGCCTGCGTCTGCTCCGGGCTGGTCGAGCCGGTGGCGATCTTGCGCAGCAGCCACGTCCGCACCTCGCCGTCCTTGGGGGCGTCCTCCGGCTTGAAGCCCGTCTCCCGGCGGACCGCCTCCCCGGACAGTTCGCCCCGATCCCACAGTTCGATCGCCTCACGGGACCGGTTCGGGCGCAGCCGGATGTCGGACGTGTCGGCCAGCACGTAGTAGTTCTCCGGGTCGCCCACCTGACCCTTGAGCGAGGGCCGCAGGTACGTCTCGGTCAGCGCGTGGCACACAACGCCGAGGCGTGGCTCCAGATGCGACTTCACGCTGGCCTCGTCCACGAGCCACGCGTTCCAGTGGTTCGACTCGGCCATGCCGAGCAGAATCTCCGGCGGCGTGTCCAGCCCAAGGGCGAGCCGCTTCACCGCGTTGTCGCGCATCTCGATGACCTTCTCGTCCAGTTCGGTCCAGAAGGTGATGTGCTTCACGTCGCCCAAGAACTCGCCGGGCGCGGTGACCACGATCGGCACGACCGCGCTGGGCGACTCCGGGTCGCTGATCGGGGTGAGCATCGCCTCGGCCAGCGTGGCCATGAAGTTGTCGGCCTGCGATGCGGACGGGTCGGCCTCCTTCGGGGTGGGGAAGGTGATCTCGCTGGGCATCATCAGGATGCCCGCACCGGCCAGCCGGGAGGTCAACTGGGCGCGGACGTGCGCGTTCAGCGACGACAACTCGGCCAGCGTGCCGAGGTTGGAGCGCACCGGGCTGTCGGCGTACAGCGGCTCGACGGGGTGCGGCGTCCACACCCGGATGGCCATGTCCTTGCTGGTCAGGGCCACGCCCTTGCCGTCGCCGAAGTCGGCCTTGAGCACCCCACCGGAGCGGGTGACCTTGTTGTAGGCCAGCATGAACCACTGCCCGTCGTGGTACACGTCCCACAACTCGCCCGCGTTGGTCAGGTGGACCCCGGACTGCTGGAGCATCTGGGACTGGCCCTGCATCCCGCCGTGGTACGCCTCCATCGCCTCGGCCGCCGGGCCGGTGCGGTCCACGATGAGCACGCCCTCCACGTCGCGGGCGGCGACGAGGTGGGCCCGGCCCATCACGTTGCCCACCCAGTTCGACACGAACCGCAGTTCGCCGATGGTGTTGTAGTAGTTCCACGCGGTCCCCTGCCACGCCTGCGTCTTGCCGGTCTGCGACCCGGCGGGGATCGGCGGCATCCGCACGGCGGACGCGATCAGCGCGTTGTGCTCGGGCACCGGGGCGGTGCGGGTACGTGTGCGGGCCATCAGTCACGCTCCTCCACGGGGATATCCCTCTTGTTCAGCATGGCTGCGAGGTAGGCGACCGCCAGCCAGCCGTGGAACAGCCACCACGACCAGTGCAAGTCAGACAGGATCGCCCACCCCAGAGTGGCGGCGGCGATGTAGGGCGACACGCAGAACGGGCACTCGATCAGGGTGACCCACGCCGACTGCTTCCACACCCGGTCCCACACGCGGCGGAACCACACCATCGGAGGCCAGTCGTCGTCCACGACGAGGCGGGTCATCCGGCCCACGGCGATGACGCCGACCGCGAACGCGGCCAGCAGCGTCGGCCAGTCAACTCCCCACACGGCGCCTCCCGGTGGCAGTATCGCAGCGGTGCAGGCCATTTCCCACGGTGGGAAACGCGGTCATCCCGCGTCCCGCACGATGCGCAGCCGCCCGTTGTCGCCGCGCCGCAGGTCGGCGGGGCTGGACACGGCAGCCGCACCGGCGCCGCGCATCAGTTCGGTGGCCGCGTACACCAGCGCATCGACCCGGTCGGGGGAGTCGCCGTCCTCGTAGGGCTGCCACTCGGTCATCTGCGTCTCAAGGTCGGTGAAGTGGTTGCCGACGTGGTGGACGTAGCCGTCGTCCTTCTCGTACCGGCCGACGACGGGTTCGGCGCGCAGCGCCTTGCCGCGCCGGGTCTGCCGGTTGAGCACGCGGGCCCCGCTGTACCCGGACGAGCGCAGGGTGTGGGCGACCATGTCGCCGCCGAAGTTGCGCTCGACCACGATCGCGTCGGCCGCGTACCGCTCGTACGCCTGATTCGCCGCCGTCGCCCACCCGGCTGGCGAGTAGTGCCCGGACAGGTCGGCCAGCACGTACAGGTGCTCCCCGGCGGCCCCGACGACGACGATGCCCGTCTCGTCGGCGGACTTCTTCTTCGACCCGGCCGGGTCCACGCCGACGACGATGCGGTCCAGTTCGGGCGGCTCGGACACGCGGGCCCGCTCGATCAGGTCCCACGTCCACAGGGCGCCCTCCACGTCCTCCAGCACCTCGGCGTTCAACTCCTGTCGGCCGAGTCGGGTGCCCTCGTACTTGGGGATGATGATGTCCCGGTACACCGATGACAGGTTGGCGAGGTTGTCGTAGGTGGAGGCCACCGAGATGCGGGTGGAGGGGGCCTTGATGAGGGTCTTGAGCCACGGGCGGGGCTTGGGGGTGGTGGTGACCAGCACCCACGGGCGGCGCCCCAACCGCAGCCCGAACATGAGGTTGTCCCAGCAGGCTTGGATCTGGGCGATGTGGGCGCCCTCGTCCACCCACGCCCAGTAGGACTCGGGGCCGCGCAGCCGGTCGGGCTCCTCGCCGGAGAACAGGGTGGCGGTGGCCCCGTTGTGGAAGGTGACGCGCCGCTTCGACGGCTCGTAGACGGGTTTGCGGCCGGGCGGGTAGACGCGCAGGATGCCGGACTCGCCTTCCAGCATGATGTCGCGGATGTCGGGCGCGGTGGGGCCGATGAGGCTGATGCGGGGCACCTTCTCCACGATGCGGTGGGTGATCTCGGTGCCGGTGCGGGTCTTGCCGGAGCCGCGCCCGGACTTCATCAGCCACACGAGCCAGTCGGTGCCGGTGGGGGGCCGCTGGTCGGCCCGGCCGTGGTTCCACTCCCATGTGTCGTGGGGTTGGCCGTTGCAGGTCATGTTGGGGCAGTAGAAGGGCCGCCATGTGTCGTTCTGGGCGGCGCGCAGCGCGGCGAGGGCTTTCTCCTGCGCGGCGGGGGTCCACCGCTTGAACGCTTCGGGGTCGATGGTCATGGCAGCAGCGCCTTCGCCCGGTACGTCTCGCTCTTGGGTTGGAAGCCGGGGGTGCCCCGGCGCAGCAGGGCGGGGTCGATGCCGGTGCGCCGGTGCAGGTCGGCGACGACGGCTTCGTGGACGTACTGGGCGTGGGTCATGCCCGCGTCGGCGGCGGCGGCGGCGATGTGCCGGGCCACGTCGAGGTTGAACCGGACGTGGCAGGTCCAGTGTTGGGGGGTGGCGTTGCGGGCGACGACGGCGGGTGGGCCTCCGGCGGTGGTGGTGCGCCAGTCGCGGGCTTCGCGGGCCCGGTCGGCGTCGGTGGCGAGCAGGTCGGCGGCGAGCGCGTCGGCTTCGACCATCTCGGGGGTGTCACGCCTCGATGGCGAGGACATCGGCTTCCTCCACGTCGATGAGGCCGCTGGTCTTGGAGATCATCTCGGCGACCCACGTCTCGATCTCGCTGGTGGTGGGTGTGTAGACGACGACTTCGGTGGGCATGTCGAGGCCGAGGAGGCGGGCGTGCCGGTCGGTCATGGCCAGCGCGAGGCGGGCGGCGGGGAGGTGTTCGGGGTCGAACGGGTTGGTGGCCTTCCCCCACACGCCGCGCAGGAGGCGCAGGATGCGGGCTTCTTCCTCGGCGCGCAGGGCGGCCCGCTGCTCGGGGTCGGAGTCCTGTGCGGCGAGTTCGTCGCAGACGAGGTCGCGGGCTTGGGCGGCGCCGGGCAGGGCGAGGGTGTCGGCGATCTCGGCGTAGGAGGCCCCGGCGAGCCGGAGGGCGAGGGCGGCCCGTGCGGGGGCCTGCTGGGTGGGGACGCGCTTGCGGGCCATCATTCGCCGCTCAGGGTGTAGCCGCAGTTGGGGCAGCGGGCGGGTTCGGGGTCGTTGACGCCGAAGCCCCGGCCGGGGTCCTCGATGCTGGCGAGGAGGGCGGCGAGGTCGTCGTGGTCGTAGCCGGTGCCGATGATGCCGACTTCGGTGTCGAGGTCGCGCAGGAGGCTGGCGAGCAGCCCGTCGTCGTAGTTGCCGAGGTCGGCGGTGCGGTTGTCGGCGAGCAGGATGCGGGTCGCTTCGGGGCTGGCGGGGTGGATGGGTAGGCGGACGACGTCCACTTCGGTGCGCCCGACTTCGCGTAGGGCCAGCCACAGGTGGTGCCCGGCGAGGATGGTGCCGTCGCGGGCGATGATGACGGGCCGGTAGACGCCGTTGACGCGGATGGATTCGGCGATGGCGTCCACGTCGCCGTTGCGGGGGTTGCGGGGGTGCTGGGTCAGCGAGTCCCACGGCACCCGCTCGACGGTGAGGTCAGGCAGCGTCGTCACGGCGTCCTCCTCGGCTGGGTTGGAGCCTGCTGGCGTCGATCATGGCCCTCGCGGCCCACAG